CTAGGCTCACGCTGATCGGCAACATCGCGTTCGATCTCAGCGAGCATGTCGTTGGGGAGCTTGAAGGGCTTTTGCATCGATCAATCCTCTACTTGCGTCTTAGAAAGCATCTTGCCGCAATTGGGACAATAGGTATAGACACCCATACCTCCACCCGCCATACCAAATCCACTTTCGGCCTCGACATGGCATTCTGGACAATGGGATGGCCCAGCTTCTGGAATGTCTGGGTGTTGCTCAGTGGAGTCTATATGAAACGTCAGTTTGTCATCGGTCATCGGTGGGGCTTTCAAAAAGGTGGCCCGAGCTTTGTGGGCCCGGGCCAGAGTTGGGGAGAAGGGTTAGTCGTTATCGATCGGCAGGAACTTCTTCACCGAGGCGAACTTCTGATCCCCGGATTGGTTGGCCTCGTGGATGATGACGAGGCGAACCTCGGTGTTGGGGGTGTCCCCAAGGGCTTGGCGAACGGTCTTGTCGGAGAGATCGATCGCGCAGGCGGATTCGAGGAAGTCGGTCAGGCGCCAGAGGGCGTCCGGGGTGAGGTAGAAGCAAGTGGAGTTGTTCTTGAGGAACTTATCGGTGATGCCGCCGATCGCTTCGAGTTCATCGGTGTCGACGTCTTCGCCGGCCGAGGTTAGGGCGAAGGTGAATTGGACGAAGGGGGTTTTCTTCTGGGAGGAGACTCCTTCTTCGTACAGACCCTTGATCACGGCGGTATAGGTGCCGATGGGTAGGGGCTTCGGGCGTTCGATGTCGGCGGCGGGGGTGTCGAGGATGGATTCGAAGCTGGAGGCGGCGGAGGTTTTAGCCATGTGGGGTTGGTTCCTATTGGTTGGGTTGGGTTGAGTTAAAGTACGTTAGTGCCTTCAACACCACGGCGCATTCTTGCCAATGTACGTTGTTGAAGCCAATGCTGCGCTTCCTCGATTTTGGTTAGAGCAAGCGCATTCTCACGGCAGGCAAAAGAGCCAGCCTGAAACGAGCGTAGTCGATCTGCGACTATAGCCAATAGAACTTCTTGAGTAATACCATTTACACCATGTTCATTGATGGGACCATTCTGAAAAAGCACTACGAGGCCATCCATCTGTGCAATTGGCATTGATGCGGAATTGGCCGATGCATTATCTGATGCATCAAATCCGGTGACTTCATATCGGTGATTGGCTCCTCCGGCACCAGATTCATCAGTTACAGTTATCTGCAATTTGTCATTTGCGGGGTTTATAATGTGGTCTGTAATTGTGCGCAATGTTACCTCCGTTGTAATGTAACCGCTTTGGGCTTCTCTATCTTCACAGGCGGGTCACGAAGCACTGCAAAGAAATCGGCGAGGCCGGTCTCGATGGGATAGGATTTTTCCATCTTGAACGGGGCTGGATTGGCGAGGTCGATAAGTGGGCTCGATGTTGTCTCAATCTGCCGCTTACCGGACTTGTTGGTGTACTTCACATAGGAGGGGAAGTACTGGGGGATCTTTGGGGACAGGGCTGCGCCGACCCCTTGCGGGAACCCCTTGGTGGTGCCATCAGGAAGCTCAATGTACCGAACATGAGCGATGACGATTACGTTGGTGGCGAAGCTTGGGCCAGTAAGGGTGGCAAGGGCGGTCTCCACCGCGTCTTGGGCATCGCCATAGATCGCCCGGGGCTCCTTGGCGAGGTTCGGGGGCATAAGGGATTCGCGGAAGTCGTAGGCGGCGTCGCAGAAGCGGCTGAGGGAGTCGAGGACGAGGATGCAGTCCGGGCCCCAATCCGAAGGCTTCCCAAGGTCGGTCCCTTCGTACTTCCAGTGGTCGAGCATTTTCATTCCGGTGACGAAAGCGCGGACTTTGCCATCGATCACCGAGCCGGTTTCAACGGTCTTGCGCTTGTCGCGAAGGGTGACGTAGTCGACGTTGCCGATCATCTCGGGGCAATCGCGGAGGACGGCTTGGCGAAGGATGTCGAGCTTGGAGTCGAAGTCGAGGATGCGAAGTTTGTACCCAGCGGCCACGAGGGACACGAGCGAGCCGGTCTTGCCGGTCATGGCATCGCCGACGGTTAGTAGTTTGACGAGGGTGGTGGATTGGTGATCGGAGAGGGAGGGCATGATCGGAGCTTCCTTATGATTTCTTGAGCGTTCTTCCAGTCTGTATCGTTGCCCCAAGAACCAACGAACTTCTGTAGCCATTCTATAAGATGGGTGTCATTCACCGCCCACTCCTATCCCAGAATGGGTTGTAGGCGTTCTCGATCCCGGTCTGGTCGAAGCTGGCCTTCAATAAGGTTTCTCGAATAGCAGGGGATTTTGAACATACCTCCTTAAAAGGGCACCCTCCATATTTAGTACATGCAGTATCATTCTGAGGCCAATAGTTCGCTGTTGCGAAGTCCTCAGCCTCTCGTAGGTAGTAACGTAAATCAGCGAGCCATTCGGTAAGCTGGTCTTCGGTGCGATACGCAAAGCCGCGAGCGAATGCGTTGGGCTTTTCAAGAAGTACTTGTGCGGCATCGATGATTACTCCTTTCACAGGGGAGTTCAGCATGATCTTCCCGGCAAGGGTATAGAGGGTCATTTGGTTCGATGGGGTCCATTGGTCCATCCAGTAGCCGCCGATGGTGGAGACGGAGGTCTTCCGGTCCATTACGTAGAGGTCCCCGGCGAAGTCGACGATCCGGTCGAGGTGGCCGCAGAGGAGGTAGGGTTGCTCGTAGATTCGAGTAGCTTTCTTCTCGCCCGATACTACCTCCATCAGGTTGCCTTCCATTTCAATATGAGACTTGGTGTTCGGCCCCCAATCAAGTTCGAACCGAAAGCTCAACTCTACCGCGGGGCTTCCATCTTCAAGGATATAAGTCTCGGCGGGGTCGGACTCCCCGAAGTGATCCAGGTAGTCGATGACGATCCCGATGATCGTTTCTCGGTTCTTGTACTTCCCAGCACGAGTCGACCGATCGACCACCCAATCGTGGACCCGGTTGTGTAAAGCCCGAATAGCTTCATGAATGGCGTCTTCATGCTTCATTCCTTCCGCGCGGGCGATCGCGTAGTCTTGGAGGGCTTGGTGGTATTCAATGCCGAAGCGAAGGTGGATGGATTCCTCCCGTGGGGCCCAGCCATCGATGACCATATATTGGTATTTTCGGGGGCATTCTTTGATTAGGCCGATGGTCAAACTCGACCACGCGAACTGCACTTTGGAGTTGGGGAGGAATGGGGATCGAGTGATTGGTTCAGTCATAGATTCATCTCCTTGTCTATATGCTGATGAATCTTAAATAGTGGGCGTACTATTATCCAAGCAATTGCAAATGGGAGAAGATCGGGCGCCCATTTATAAAACAACCAAAATATTAGGCCAACAAGGAAGGCAACAATAGCTGTTACCGTATGGCCTTGAAGTGTAGATAACTTATCAAGCCGGAGCATCAAAACCTCCTCGCCACAGTTGACCCAACCACCGGCTTCGGTGCGGCTTCGGCCATGTTGCCCTTGGTGGCGTTGGCCCCCCGAACGAGTGCAGCGAGGTCAGCGCCGGTGACGGAGGACATCGTGGCTTCGACCGAGGCCTTACGGGATCGGCCACCACCGGCTTCGCGTTTGGCGCGTTGGGAGCGTTGGTATTGGATGATTGCGTCGATGTCTTGGGCGGAGAGGGAGAGGGGGTCCCTTGAGATGAGCTCGTCCAGTTCGGAGGGAGGAGGCGGGGGCTTGGCGAGGGCGTCGAGGAGGGAGGAGTGGTCGGTCATTGACGCAAGCCTCCTTCACGATACCCACCGGCTAGAGCTTTAGCCAAATCAGCTATAGCCATGGTTAATCGATCAATACGTTCATTAGTTGGTACTGTTCTTTCACGGGCATCTGTTAACCATGACATGCATTCATCGTGGACCATCCATAGTAATGGTTCGACTGTATTATGTTTGATATCGGTCATTCAAGGTCTCCAAGGGTTCGGCGGAGTTTATGATAGCTGGTTTCGGGTGGGGTCGATCGATCGGTGACTAGTTGGTGGACCGCTTGACGAATCCGGGTAGTCCATCCGGGGCCGTAGGTGGATTCGAGCCATAGACAGTCGGCTTCGAAGAGGTTGAGGGTGCATCGGCGAAGGGGTTCATCAGCGGGGCGGGGCATCAGTCCTCGCTTTCGCCGTTATCCCACGGTTTGCCTTTGAGGGACTTCATGTATTCACTAAGGGCTTCGGAGTGCCAATCCCAGTTGTCGACACCACCAGCTTCGAGGGCACGGAGCATAGCTTGGCTTCGTTTGAGCTTATGATACTCTTCACGATCAAGTATGATCCGAGATGGGTGATGTGGGTTAATCATCGATAGAAACTTCCTTGTTGCAGACCCAAATCTCATCATCATGCGGTGCCCCGGGGAGGAACACGATCAGTTGGTCCAGCTTGGGGTTCTCGGCGGCCTTTCGGCATTCGTAAAGGGTGTTCCGGAAGTATTCCCGGCGGACACCGCCGACCTTGAAGCGGATGCCGATTTCGGCCCCGAGGGCGCGGGTGAGGAGAGGGAGATAGGTGAGGGGGGAGGGTCGGGCCATTAGATCACCAAATGTTGACGGATCATTTGTTCACTTGCTTCCAATTCTTGGAGCCTAGATAGAAACCCATCAATAGTGGAGCAAGCCTCCCGCAAGGAATGTTCCAAACGATCCAACCGGCGATTGATCTCATGAAGTTCATGGCTATCTGGCTTTCTATCAATGGCGCTGCGAAGTTCACGAATATCATGACCATAGTCTGTAAAAGGGTTGCTGTGCATCATTTCGATTGGTCCTCTATTAGATGAACTTCGTCTCCTTCCACATCGACAAGGCCCCCGACTTCGGAGAGCCCCTCGATGGCAAGGATACCGCCGGACCGGGGCTCGATATAGAGCCAGAACTGGCCGTCCTGATCGGAGAGGATACGGACCTGTAGAGTATCGTAAATAGAGTTCCCGTGCATGGGGTGGTCGGCGGAATAGGCCGTGGCGTTGGCCTTGGCATCGAGCCGGCGGAAGTAGTGCATGCGGGTGCGGAGGGCGAAGCACGCGTCGTAGGTGCCGAGGCAGGCCCGGGCGCCCTTTGGGTCATCAAGGGCGCGGTCGAAGAGGTCGCGGCATTCGTCATACGCCCTCAGTGCTGTTGGTAGACTCATTTCGATTTTCCTAGCTTTTTACATTCATGGTATCGGAGGCGATCGGCGCGTCGCTTTGCTATGGTTCGAGAACTAGCCAATATGTTCCATCCCATCCTAAGTGGTTACGGCGGATTTTGTGCCCGGCTAGTTTGTCGTTGATGTGAGACATCATAGTATTGATGGTGTTTCGTTCAGGGCCACCATCGTAACGGTGAGCATACATGTGGTCGTAGATTCGTTGGAAGGGAACACCAGGGTGCTTGGCGATGAAATCATAGAGGCGCCGCTCGGATGGAGTGAGCCGAAGCTCTGGTTCTGGGATAGGGATCACCGCACCACAGCAGTTGCAAGTTTCTACCATCTTACCACGTGAGACCAGAGGAGTCAATCATTATTTAAATCCTTCACATGTTTCCAGGTATCACCCTTTAAAACAGCGTGTATAGCTCCACGATGAACATTGTACTTCTTAGCTAATTCTACTGGAGGCAGATCGCTAGCTCGAATATCTCGAACTTGCTCCTCAGTCAGTAAAGCCTTATAGTGGTTTTCTCCAAATCTATGTCTCAGTTTAGCCACCTTATCGTCTACATTATCTGCATGAGAGCCATTAAGCAAATGATCTGGGTTCCAACAATTGGGCGTATCGCAGGTATGACGTATCACCTCCGCTGGTTCACAAAATACATACTCATATATAAGTCTGTGAATATAAGCAGATTTGCCATTGTATGAAATCGAGCCATAACCTAAACCGGAAGTGCGACCTTGCCATAAAAAGCAGTCAGTCTCCTCTCGATGAGTACTACCCGCTGTTAGGACTTCAATAATCTCCTCGATGGTTCTTGGTTTAGGCCCGGTTAGTCCCATTTGACGTTCTCCGAATCTATCATAGTCAATTTGTTTTTGCTGCGGGTCTGTATCACATATTTTAGGTTGGCGTCTTGTTCGACGGTGATGTCGACGAGGCCCGGGTCCAACCAGTAGACCGAGTCGAACTCGAGGCCTTTGGACTTGTGGCCGGTGAGAAGGGAAATGGTTCCCTTCTGGGCGAAGAGGTGTTCGGCGTAGGAGATGGCTTGGCCTAAGCTATCACCATGCTCCGCAAACACACGCATGCAGTCCGCCATGTCGGGAGCAGACTTGGAACCGGCGGCAAGCTTCGACTCTCGCCAAGCTTCGATGTTGATCAGCATGGCTTGGCGAGAGATGGAGGTATCGCCGAGCTTTTTCATTATGTTGACCAAGCGAGGGCCAAGCTCGCTCCCCAGCACATTGACGCTGCGCCCACTGCTAATAAGCTTAAAGGCGAGTCGTAGGAGAGGAGCGTTATTGCGGCAGATAATAGTACTGTGGTCAGGGAAACTAGAGCCATTAAATATGGTCGGCGAATCGACTGACCCACCGATGTTGGCCCACTGGAAGTGGGGGACCCTCCACCTAGCGGCTTCGACGATGGCTGAGGGGCAGCGGAAGGAGACGGAGAGGGGAAGTTCGGCCATGGAGTAGGTGGTGACTGCGGAGGACATACCTCCGGACTTCGCTCCACGAAAGCCGTAGATATTCTGATTGGGGTCTCCAACTCCAATAAGATTTCCTTTGACGAGTCGTGAGAGCAATGCGTGATTAACTGGCGATTGATCTTGGTACTCATCCACCATGATTCGGGGAAAGCGTGGGTATGCCCCTCCAAACAGTGCGGGCATGTATATCTGATCGTTAAAGTCGATGATACCGGCGTAAGCTTTACTAATCGAGGATTGGAGGATGTCATCGATAATTTCCGCTGCGTGATCGGTGGGGCGTTCGTCCATGGCGAGGTGGAGAGAACGGCGATCGATTAGGGCCTTGTGGGGGAACTTGACCGCAGGTGGGACGTAACCAAGGGACTTTGCTTTTTCGATACCATCCATTACCACGCTGTAATGGGGCCAGAGTTCGGATTGTTCGACCCGGGTGAGGTCGTCCATGAGGGCTCGCCAAGCGTTTCGGGTTTTGTCCTTGTCGAGGGTGAGGGTGGGGGCGATGGAGTTGGCCCAGATGCCGTGGCCTAGGCCGTTGAAGGTTTTGATCCTCGTTGTAGGAAGAAATTCCCCTCCCTTTTGCGCAGCTACTGCCTCTAATTGATTTCGTTTACTAAAAACAAGATAAAGCGCAGGTGTGATCTTATGTACTTGATCAATCATTTTAAGGGTGGCACTCTTCCCGGTTCCGGCCAAGGCCGAGATCATTAAGTTCTCTGTGGGCTTGACGGTGATTTGTTCAAGAATGGCTTCTTGTTCGGGGGTGGGGTTGAGTGAGGTCATTGTAAACCGGGTCCTTCTCCCAAGGCTTCTAGGAACATAAACTTAAATGTATCAAGCATCACTACTGCCGTTGTCGGTGATTCTTGATTACGCCACAACAGTAAATGCAAGTAGAAAATCAACTCGGCTGCATCCTGTGGACCCTTAGTTAATTCGACTATATCACCAAAAATCTCTTGGGCCTTAACCTGTAATTCCTCGCTGGTCATTGCCTAATCCCTTTTGTTGCCAACTGGGTCACCTGCACGCAGGTCTTTTCGAGGAGTTGGCCGATGCCGAGGAAGCCCGACCCGATTAGTTCATCGCCGTTGGCCTTGCGGAGGTGGCCGAGGACCATGGAGGCTTCGGCCGCGAGCTTGAGGTGTTCGACGAGACGGGAGTAGGTGATGGCGGGATCGGCTTGCCCGGCGATGGTCTCGTAACGGGGGTAGGAGGAGGGCTCACTCATAGGACATATCTCGCTTCGTTTAGTTCGGTGTGAATCACTGAGGCGATACGATCGGATTCGGACTTGCGTCGATGCTCGCTGTTGAGGACAAGCTCGGCAATATGTGGACGCATTTGGTCGGCTGAGGATGATTGGGAGATTTGATATGCAAGTTCATCCATCTTGCGAAGAGCCATAGCGAGAATTGCTTGATTGGCCTTGGTTGCGGTTAGTTCTCGTTCTAGTGCTGCGCATCGGGAGTTGGCCGCTGCTAGGGCTTTAGCATTGAAGACGTCCATCACTTCGGTTTCCTTTTCATGTCGTAGGTCGGATCGTTACGCCAAGTGGGTTCTTTGGATAGCTCAAGGGCGAGGTTTGCTTTCACCACCATCTTCTCGTGTGGGATCGGTCGGCCGGATTTGCCGAGGACTGGCATCGAGGGATCGCGCCAAGATAGGCGGTGGTCGGGCTTGGGAGGTTGGCGTTTCATTAGAACCGTCGGTGAACAGGTTGGGCAGGTGCCTCGGCTTGGGCCTTTGGCTTTCGGAGCCCGAGGAGATCGGCAAGGGGGATGGTTGGGGCCGGTTTGATAACGATACTGTGCAGGCACTCAATCCAGCCTTCTGGGATCGCAGGTATGGGGAAATCGATCGGTTGTTTCCAAAAGGGCCACACCTCCATGCCTTCATTGGTGTACCAACGGCCGTCGATGGATTCGGAGGCGATTTCAAGTTCCACCTCGGCCCGGGTGAGGGAGGTGGCGTTGACACAGTGAGCGATGATGAAGTAACCTTCGGCGCTCATGGTTACTTGATACCGAGTTTGGCCAACAATGCTCGAGCGTTCTCTCGTTGGGCCTCGGTGGTTTCCTCTCGGAGCTTTTCCTGGGCCTTCGAGAGTTTGACCTGGGGCTGGTTCGCGGTGGGGTCGGCTCGCAGGTTGAATAAGGCCTTGGCCTCGGTGGGATCGAGGACTTCGGCCTTGCGCTTGTGGAGGAGGGTGAGGGCTTGCATGAGGCCGCCCGTCGACAAAGGGAGCTTCATCAAATAGGGCGTGCCCCCGGCGGTCATGGGGAGGGCCACGATGATATCGTTGTCGGAGAGCCACATGGTTAGGGCATGGGGAGGGATTGGGGAATCGTCGCGTTGACCCATCATAGCCCACCTTCTTGTAGAATTGAATCCCACTTGCGTTCTAGGTGCTCACAGTCATAACTAAGGCGCATTTGAGGGTCAGGACATTCGAATTCGAGATACTTATCAATATGAAATATACTGTAGGTTGTGCGACTAGATGTGCTAAATTCGGATACATAAGCTCCTAATTCATCATCCCAACCAAGATTACGGTAGTTGAGATTACCAATGTCCCCAGTTTCGATGTTTTGAATTCGAATAATGAGCGGTTCTATCAAAACCGCCTCCATGAGTTCGCAGGTTTAGTCCCGTAGTTCTCAGCATGGAGCCGTTGTTTGGCTAGATCGCGATTCGAGGTAACATCTGCTGCTGGCGCAACCGGCCGTTGACCAAGCCGTTCTTCAGCGAGGATATCCCAATCGATATTGCTAGTGTCATCGGTCTGCGCATATGTATCAGTGAGCGCCTGCGGCGCCAGATCAGGTTCGATGGTGTCTTCGTAGATGTTGTATGCAGTTACGCCTTCTACTGGCTTCCAATCGATGGTCTCGTTGCTTTGTACGGTCGCAGGTTGGCCATCAAAGTCCACTACCCGTCGGCCGTTGTCCCAGTCGAGGAAGAGGTGAGAGTTGACCAAGCCCTGTTCGAGGAATGCAGGTAACATCTGGCGATGCCTACACGTCGGGCGGACCCCGGCCGGGCATTGGCATTCGTGGTGGGAGCAGAGGTAGGAGGATTCGACTTCGCCGGAGGTGTTGAACTTGGTGATCTGATATTGGTCGCCGGAGTGTTTGCAGTTATACATTGTCATTGCGCGTCCCCTTCCAGTTCCTTCGCGTGGTCGAAGTTCACGTCGTCTTGCTTTGTGATGGTTCGCGGCGCCTTGCAGGCCATGTCCCACCATTCCCTTGAAGGACATGGAGCCCCTCGGGCGCGTTGGTGGGCGCAATAGGTTTCATAGGCGTCAAACGGTGGCATTGAGGACCCTTTCGGCTTTGAGGGAATGACGCTTGGCATAGGCGAGGGCTTTGCCGATGGAGACCTTATGGGATAACCAATCAACGGAGTGGCAGCCATGTTGGGTTAGGTGATATTCCCAACGGACGCCGTTTATGGAAAAGGTCACGGAGTGATCGGTGAAGGATTGGCCTAGGTAGTGGATTGGGGTTGGCATGATCGGTCTCCTGATTGTACTACCATAGTACCATATCATAGCAGGGAAGTCAACAACCTTGGCTTTGATCGGTCTAGTGGGTAAAGAAATGGCCTCGCTGGGTTAGAGCGAGGCCATTGGGTTAGTTAACGACGGGTCCAGTAGTCATGCTCAGTTCCGCCACCGGCGATCCATTGGTCATGCGGGACGTAAGCGGGCCAATCGAAGTAGTTTTGGCCGAGGTAAGGTTGAGCGGGCGTAGTGGGCCAGCTAGTAATAGGTTGACTCATTCCGCCTCCATGTTCTCCAAACGGATGAGGCTCATTAACTCCACCAGCAGGCCCGCTTTCTGTTACAGTCGAGGCATGGATAGTGTAGGCCAATTTCACAGTAGGGTCCGGCTCACTCTGACCCTGCGCCGAAGTGTTCGCAGTCTGCATATGATCGACAGACTGAGCAGAAGTAGGGTCCTCAGCACTCTCAGCCTTCACTTCGGGTTCCGGCTTGGCTATAACCTCGGTGATCACTTTGTCAGTGTGATCCATGGCTTCAAGAGCCACTTGAAAAGCCTTGGCAACCTTTCCAAGCTTATCATCAGCTTCGAGAAACATGGTCTCGGCCGCGTCTTTGGCTACCTCCGCCTCATGGAACTTGGCTTGAAGGGAGACGACATAGGCGCGGGATTGCTCAAGATCGGCTTCAATCTCAGCAATCTTTCCAAGCTTGTACTCATTCTCATTGCGAAGAGTGTTAATTTCTCGTTCAAGCTCTGGTACACGTTCCATCGCCTTCGCCATAGCAACAAGATCGCCGACGAGGGAATTGATTTGGTGGCCTGTCATTTGGGTTGTTCCTTCTATGATCGTCTTTGATTGGATCAGCAATCTACGATCATCTTGTGAAAGGGACCATGAGGGCCTTAGCCATCGAGCTTCGATTGCGTACAGCACAATCTAGGCTAGGTGCCTCATGGGTAGTGGGGCCTTATTCACCGGGTACAGAGCGATCCTAGGCTTTGCATCAACTAGCAGATCGGCATTGCTTCTTCGTGCTAGAGGTTCCTATTACTCGCTCTGTACAGTGTGGTGGTACGCAGACCTGCGCTTCGCGTCAGAAGTTCACGTCTACGCTTAACGCTTTGTTACCAGACTACGCGTTCACCTGCGCAACCGGCTTTGAACCCTTAGCACGCGGGGCGACTTTCCCCGCCTGCTTTGCACTCAAGGGCTTTTCGGCTTTCTCCTTGGCCTTCTTGGCTTCGTCCTTGCGAACGAGTTCCGGATCGACATGGATCAACGAAGCAATGTTGATCTTCATCGGGGTTGCCTCTCGGGCCTTAAGATTGGCCTCGGCGGTGGCGATGATGGAGGGGTCACTCTCCAGCAAGGCCTTAGCCGCCGCAGTGATCTCAGAAGCCTTCACATGGGAGATCTTGATCTTGTTCGCCTTCATGGCGTCCTTGACCAAGTTCCGACCAAGCCGCATGGCTTCGGTCATGATCGCACCGGAGACCTTCTTGATGGTCTTGCCGGTGATCTTGATCGTGCCTTCGGCCATTGCCTTGACGTTGGCTTGCGCCTTCGCCAAGATAGCGGCCTTGCGTTCGGTCTCCACGGGGTAGGCTTCCTTGGTGAGCTTCGACATATTCCGTTCGGCGATTGCCTTGATCCCCTGAAGGAGCACCTCCTTGTAGACTTCGTCATTGAACGAACGAGTATCCACACGGACTTCGCCTGCACCGTTCTTCAGGGGAACGGTAACGAAGAACTTTTCGTCGTCGGGAGCGATTGTCGGAGCGTCGTCTGTGGTAAGCAAGTCAGACATAAGTTTCTGCCTTCTTGGTTAAACCCACGGGCAGTCCCCAGGCGGAGCGGCTATCGTAAGGGATGGAAGGGTCTATGGAACGTCAGGCCGAAGCCTAGTGTTCACTTACCCTAACATTGCCCCTAAGCCAGCTTGGGCTTTGGTTAGTGGGTTAGTC